TTTACTGTAAAAGAACTCCCGGAAGGTGTTAGTGGCATCATTAACGATATTAATTGCGGTGTAACACTGGCTGTATCTATGAAACTTTGTTCATTAATTCTATCAGTTAAACCAATCTCCGATATCATGTCTCTTACGGCTTGTGCACTCGTTTGTATCCAGTCGCCAGTTGGTGTGCCGTCGGTAGTTTTACCTAAAGTATTTACCGATATGATTGTATCGTCACCAATATATGTTACATTTTTAACTTCAATAACGTCTGTTATAGTTGCATCATTGAATGGTTCGCGTAGTATTACCTGGCTGTCCTGTACCTCTAATATTTCATAGAACGTATTATATGTAGGGTCCTCCGGTCTTATATAGTCCCGGCTGTTTAATAGCTCGGGTAGACCTGACCCCCCCGATATAGTTCTGGACCCATTTGTGAAAGTTAAACTCTGATTAATATTAATAACCGGAGTTACGTTAAGCTCCGCTGTGGCACTGAGTGACACCTGAGTCAAATTTTGCGTATTAACCAGAGTGTAGTCGGCGGATCTAACTCTGACACCCTCGATATATATGTCCTGAATTGGCTGCCTTACCACGGGATCGTTAACGCTAGGCTTATTAATTAGGTTTTGTTGAAGCACCACGATGTTTCCTGGAGCTACGTTTTTAACTTCAACTCGTTCACCAGAAGCCGTAAATTCTAATATATCGCCGGATAATATGCCGGTTGTATCATCAAGTTGTACGCGGTTGAATTGTAGTGCATTTACTACGGTTCTATTTAACTGTGCTGTAGCATGCTCACAAACAAAGAAATCTCTATTTTTTACGGTTGTTGGTATTTCTGGTACTATTGTTATTGGTGAATTTGTAAGGGTATAGTCGGCTTCATTATCTAGTATAAACTCAACGTCGGAGTTAATTACATCTACGTTAAATTCTTGCTGGCCTATAAAAACGCTATCGCCAGGGCTAAGCTCGCTTAAAAATAAAGTCCCGACACCGGTACACACGTCACTGTCGCCTTCTACTGATACGGTCCCGCTTATTGCATACCCCTCACCGATTTGATCTACAGATTGTACTTGCAGACCATCGACTCTACCATAAACCCAACGCTTATTTCTACCTAATACATCGGAGTTTACATTGTCGGTTTCATCGAATATTCCTTGCGGTACATTTTCGAGTAAATTAAAAAGTTGGTCTTTAACTACAAAAACAACTCTCTCTGAGTCAAATTGTTTGTCACTTATAATTCCGGTAAAGATAAGGCGGGCTTCACTAAGAGGCTCTTTGCGGTTCATGCTATATACATTTACTAGCTGGTTTTCAAATACTAGATCGTCATACAAAGCGTCCAGTGCCCCGTCGGTATTTATCAACTCAACCCGACCCTCACCTATTGTACTAACTAGGTTTTGGTTTATCCCTATGCTTGTTTTAAAGTTTGGTGCTTTTGAAACGCGGCCATCCCAATATACATCGTTACTTGTTTCCTGTAAATCATGAGGAACACTTGCGGCTAGGGTGGAATAAAACACCTGAACCGTAGAAATTAAAACAGAATTATTAGGGCTAGAATTATCGTGCATATGTATATATAAAGTAGATGTTTGTATATCATAGTAAAATTCCCCAGACGAAACCGATGAATTTGTGCCTTCCGTAAACACATTACCTTGATCGTCTTTAAGTGCTGAAACAAAATATGGTACGGATTTAAAATAAATGTCGCCCGATATGTTAGTATAGTTTACAAACCTTTTTGTTGCTTGCATTCTAACCAGTGTAATCTTTTCACTTGCCGCTGCGTCGATAAAATCTTGTCTGCTCATAAAGCCTCGATTGCCTCTACCGCATCATCCCTAATGGCCATTAGTTCAACACGTTTTTGTCCGTAAGCTAATATATTTTGCCATTGGGCCGCGGCATATCGCTCTAAATCTGCCTGTGTATTTAATACTTGTCCTTTTACAATGCTTTCGCTAATAATATCACGTCTAGCTTTGAAACCTGCACCTACTAAATAACCGTTACCTTTTAGTATCTCTTGTATTGTATCTTTGTCGGCATTCATAGCATCAACGTTTGTTGTGTTGAAACACTTTACGGCTTCTTGTCCAATAAGCATGTCGGCTTTATCATATTCGTCTTTAATGAGGGCTGCTTTATCTTCCGCTTGTTTTTTACTAACTTCATTTTGAAGCCAAAGTGCGTGAGCCGCATCTATGTCTAGGCTGTCATCAATATATTTTACTGCACCACCAGGCACGTCGGAAGGCCAATCCGCCAATTTATCATTTTGTATTTGACCATCAACTACAATATATTCACCATTTCTCTTAACTAAATACATTAGCCAACCCTCCTTGCTCTTATCCAAGTTAAATCAACCGTAGCTCCGAACTCAGTAGATTGCCCAGCTAACTTACTAGCTGTAGCTGCTCCTCCTGCATATTCATTCTTGTTCCAATAAATTTCGAATGTTGTAGCTGAGGTTAATGTTAATCTTGCTTTTTTTTGCACTTCTTACGGTGTCAGAGTGAGGTCTACCGCTGTCTTGAATGTGATTAGTGTGTATCAAAAAGCTATCGGTAATATAATTGTTATTAGTTATATCTCTTAGAATTACCTTAGTGTAGTTTGCTATATTGGTAGAACTACCAGAAATTCTAGCAGCAATGCCAGCCTGATAGTCCAGCTCCCATTCACCAGGAGATAAAGTTATAGTTAAACCACTAGCGTTGTTTGTTCCATTGGTAAAGTCCTCAGCCGTATCGGAGGCTAGAGAAGCATAAATCTCTTCGTTGTTTTTAGCAGCACCATACATTGAAAAATCTGCTATCTTATGAACATCGATAAAGCTAGATTCTTGAGTATTTAAAATCGCTCTTGCGTTTGCAGTCGACGACTGTCTTCTTATCTTAAATTTGTCGCCCTGATTAAAATAAAGCATCTTGCCTACTGACGGAAAAACAGGTTGTGAATTTCTAGCTGCCGTCTTATCGTCCCGTCCCACCCTAGTATCAGAAATATCCGTTACAAATAGAGCAAACACTTCTTGGTCAAAGCCATCGACCCCGTATTGAGTATTTACAAAATATAGACCCTCATTATTTACAGTCGCTATACCCGTTGATGTGCTGTAGTCAATATCCCCATTATTTGAAACGATAGTATCATAAACTAAATCAACTTCAGAGCTTGAGCTTGAAACTAAAGAACTAGAACGATAAGCAGAAAATGATGCAGTTTGTGCGTGGAGTTTTGAGTTAGTCAATACATTAGTTTGTAATGTTTCATTAACAAAAACAAATGCAGTATAACTAAGACTATCACCAGAACTAAAAGAGCTTCCATTTATAACTCCAGATGGTCCACGTCCGAATTGTATATTATTCCCACCTGCATACTGAACGCTTAATATTTGTCTTTGGACTCCAGATTCTAGCCATTGGGCAGAGCCTAATATTGAGTCCTCAACGGTCGCATTACTTAGTGTTGTATCTATAGTAATGCCACTAGGAAGGGATACTGCAAATGTACCACCGCCGCCAGCTCCAGTTACATCAAGCTTACCATGTAACATAACAACGTTTTTACTTATGTATTTATAAGTCATTGTTGTTTGGCTGACATTTGTTCCATTGGATAACGTTGCATTATATGATTGAGCGTCTGGATCTTCAATGAATAACCCGCTAGTAGTATCGTATAGATCTCTAGTCTCACCATCTAAAATCTGAGTAGTGTCACCGATCAATAACTCGTCACCATCACGTCTCGCTATAATAATATCGGTAGATGCTGCGGCACTTAAAGTCCCAACAGAAACCGTAAGATTCCCACCAGGATTAATATCGTTTGGTGTAACATATGCAATTTGTCCATCTGAGTTTAAAATAAAACCAGACTCAGAAACTGGAATAGTATTAGCACTATAGTTAAGTCCTGCTACCTCTAAAAAGAAGTCAGCATCAAAACTTACCGTACCGACAGTAGCGTCCCAAGAAATGTTTCCACCTTTAATTAATTTAGCCGTAGAACCAGATCCACCACCGGACCCACCAGCTACCCATGAGCCATCTTGTCTAGAATATGGAGTACCGTCAATCGGTGCCTCCGGAAAACTTACTTTGGCTGTATTAGCTACAACGTCACTGTTTGCTGATGTCAAAGTATCGCTGTAGTATTTATTTACGGTTCCTTCATTTACATCGTCTGTATTTAGAACTACCGCCCCTGTCTTACTGTTAACACTATCAACTTTAGAAGTGATGTCAACGTAAACACTACCGGACCATCTATATGAAAAATTAGTATCCAGAGCAATGTATATTTTTCCAGTCTCGCCGGTTACAGGAAAGCTAGCTAAGTCAGCAAATTCTAAAACGTCATCAACGTAACTTGGTAGTTGTGCCGCCGGGACAGTGCCGGAGCCATCTAAACTAGCATAACCACCAGCTACTCNCTTTTCGGAAACATCTTGTTTGCCGCTTTGTAAATTAGCAATGTCTGTGTCATTAGTTCCGATATTTGTTGCGTTAGTTCCAATGTTTGTTTCATTGTTTCCAATACGAGTTTCATGGTCCGTAAGAGTTACATCATGAGCATCGAGTGCATCTTGATGATCTTTTGCGGTTGATTGGGCAGTTCCTAGTGGAAGCGTCCCGTTCGAATCGATGATGACATTATCGCCATCGACATTACTAATAGTATTTGAATTACCGTCAATTGTCTTGGACGTAAGCGTTTGACTTGTACTTTCGTCAACGATTGTACCCCATGCTGTCCCATTGTAGTAACGTATAATCTTATCGGTTGTGTTGAAATAGATGTTTCCCTGGACTGGCGCACCGGACTCCCCCGCTTCAAACGCAGCATCATCCGCGTAGTTAACTAGATTACTAGCAGATAAATTACCTAATACCGGCGTTGTTTCACTTTCAGCGCCATCGAAAAAGTTTATTTTGCGGCTCATTTATGCCACCTCCGTATATTCATATATCTCAAGACCGTAAGGCTCTACTGAGTCGTTGGGTGCTTCACCATTTATAACGCCGGTTCCATATGTAGGATATGTCTTGGCTTCCCACCTTCTAACTAAACCTAAGAAGTTATCGTTATCAAATGCGGCACTAAACGTAAATCGCATAGTATATTCTTTAAAGGTTTCAGTTTCGGGTATGTTTAAAATGACATTATTAAAATCAAACCTAATTGAACCGTGTGCATAGGTCCCTTGAATTGCGTTGATTTCACTTGCGTCTATTGTAGACGTAGCTAGAACATTCCCACCCTCTACTAATGATAGTTCAAAAGTTCCCGCAGGAATTGTACCGTGCTTGTAAACCCACGGTCTTATTGAGGAAATTGAAATGTTTCGTTTTATCCTAAAATTTTGCTCAGCAACTACGCCATTAAATAATTCGTCCACCAGTAAAGTACTCAAACCACTTGCTCCATTCTTACACCGGAGCTATATGTTTGCCCCCCGTTTGCTGTCCATTGAAATGCTTCCGTAAAATAACAATACATACTAAGTCTATATGCACCATCATTCATTGCGCTACTTGCCTCATCCATAATTAACCATATCGGTTTTGTTCTACCATGGCTTAGATATAAATCATCTAATGTTTCATGCTCGTCTTTTGTACAAAATTTAATAGTGCCGGTAATCCTTTTAAGGAAGTTTCTAACGTCAATAAATTTTTGGCCCTGTAGGTTTCTTCTTACGGTTGATCTGTCTACATTTCTATAGTTAAATGTATCAATGCTGATCGATTGGTTAGGTAAATTAATTCTTTGGCCCAGGTATATCTTACCAACTTCGTTGTAGCTGCCCGTTCCTGATAATGTCACCTCGGCATATCGCGCGGTTTCTTCTGTAATGAACGACCATCCAATATTAAACTCGGCACTTAAATTAATGGAGTGGGCCGTAGAAAGAGAAAAGTCCGTAGTTAAACTAAACTTAACACTGGCCGCACTTACACCCATGTTTCCTGTTGCGTCGCCAACTAAAGCCATTGTTGTAACCGGTAAAAACTGTTTAAAGTCAATGACAATAACGACATCGTTACCTGTTGATCTAAATTTCTTTGTAGTAAAATCGTTCTTTAAATTATTCAACGGAAACTGAGCGTTCTCTGATCCGGTTGTAATTGATAGATCTGAGTCATCAACATAGTTTGTTGCTAAAAAATTAATTCCGCTCATATATCTTCTCCTAACTTATGTCCATCTGCAACTTTTCTACTTACGGATTTGAACACAACATCACCATCTAATTCAACGACATTGTTAACCATTATTTCTTGCGGTTGTGATTGATTACTTGTTCCTAGTCCATTAGCTTGTTGAAATAGTTGAGATTGCTGGCTCCTATTTAATATCATCTCCCCGCTGTTCACTCTAGCGTTTACTCTGTCACCACTGAAGTTATTACCCCCAACGATACCTCCATTTTGAAACGTTGGAGCCTTTGCGCTTGCTATGTTAGATATTTCCGCAGCCGTCGACGCATATGATAGCACTTTAAATAATTTACCTAGAACTGGTCCACCTATACCAGAACCGAATGCTTCGGCTGAGATCGCTGCATCACTTGCGGCTAAGTATGCTTTTCGGATCGATAGTGCCTTTTGTATGGCAAATGCCCCGGTTGCGCCAGCCTTCCCTAGTTCACCCAATTGCGATTGAAACTTTCTTTCCTGTTTAAGTTTGTCTGAATTTTTCTTATCATTGGAACTCTTCTCTTGTTTATATAAAACACCGGCTCTTTTGTTTGCATCTTTACGTAGTTTTTCCAGTAGAGCAATCTTTGATGCCTCACCTTCTAATGTATTAAGCTTATCTTCCTCACGCAATAACGCTTCATCGAAAAGTTGTTTTTGTAAAATTTCAATATTATTTGCTGCCACCGCTTCTTTGGCTGCGGCTCGTTCGCCATCAATTCTAACTTGCTCGTCGTCACGCCTAGCATTAAATTCGTCTATGACAGCTTGTTCATCCTCTAAATTTTTCTTTGTATTATTTGCGGTCGTTTCTTTCTTGTTATTTTTAGTTTNGGTTACTGCTTTTTGAAGGCCAAGCTCAACACGTAATCTCTCTAGATTTTTAGTTTGTATGTCAAGTTCTTCTTTTGCTTCGCGTCGTCTTGTTGCTGCGATTTTCGCTAAGTTTAATTCGACATCAGTTAATTTACCATTGATTACAAGGCTGTGGTTATTTAATGCGTCCTGCTCAAGAAATGCTTGTGTAGATTTTTTATACTCTTCGTTGAGCCTTGCAACTGTGTCGGTTTGAAGTTCTAGGTTTTTTGTTTGTATCTCAGTAAGACCGGTAATATTATCTACGGGGGGATTGAATACTTTACCCAAATCCTCCGCCACTATTGTTGCAACGGCGGCTACGGGTCTTAGCTTTGATATAATCGAATTTAAGGCTGGCGCAAATGATTTACTTACCTCTTTTTTAAATTCAACATACTGGTTTCCAAGTAACTTCAATTGACTTACCTGGGACTCAAACTGTGTATTTGATACTTCGTTTAGTGCTGTCCCTTCCTCGGCTTGAATATTAGCCTGCTCCTGCGCTCTAGCTAACGACTCAAAGTTCTTAGCCAACGGAGGAATTACTTTACTTATACGTATGTTAGTTAGCCCTACACTACGTAGAACTTTATCAACGGAACCCCCACGCTTTTGTAGAGCAGAGAATGATTCAACCAATTTAAATAAAAACTTAGGAGCATCGTTTTTTATTAGATCTTTTAATTCATTGTCAGTTACACCAAGAACATCGGCAAATTTACTTAATTTAGGCCCACCGTCATCGGCTGCTCGTGATACAGTTTTTAACAATAATCCTATTTGAGATCCAGATATCTCAGACTGCGTTCCGGTTTCTTTTAATGCCGTAGCTAATGCCAATAAGTCTTTACTGGCAAACCCAAACTCGGCGGTCCCCCTAGCTAAGTCGAGGGCAACTCGGGATATTTCAGCCTCACCAACCGCAAAATTTCTACCAAGTTCAACAATTACCGAACCAAGTTTATCCGCACTCTCTGCAGATTCTCCCGTTATTTTTTGTAGCCTAGCGAGAGTTAATGCGGCCGACGAACCCTTTAAATCCGTAGATGCCGATAGTCTTGCAATAACTTCTGTAAACTTTTTAATATTGGCTGTCCCACGTACGCCGAGTCTTGATGCTGTTTCTGCAATTTTTAATAACTCAGTCGAAGCAACAGGAATGTCTCTAGATAAATTTTCTATTTCATCACCAAGGAAGCTTAACTCTTTCCCTGATATTTGTGCAATTTTACCAACACCAATTAACGCATCTTCAAATTTACCAAAGGCGAATATTGTATCTCTTATCTCGCTTGCTATGGCAAATAATCCGCGTTGTAATATATTACCTAAAAATACACCACGGGCAATAGTCGCTACGCTACCGAGACTTGTCTTTAATCCATTTGTACTGTTTGTTGTTTTTTTAACCTGACTATCAACTCCCGATAGTGCCTTCTGTAGTCGCCGGGCATTGGCTTCGGCCGCAGCTGTAACCAGTCTTATATTAATATTTACATCACTCATTTACGTAACCTTTCTTCTTCTTCGGCGTGAATTGCGCCTATTACATCGAATATTTCTATCATTTTTGCGGGTTGTTCGCTGTGTGTTCCGCCAAAAGGGAGCACTCCATACTTGTCATACTTTGAATACATTGCATATACAAAATTAAATTGAGGGAAATTAAAATCACTGAGATCGGTTCTAAACGACACGTTGAGACTTTTCACCTCTGGTATTTTACGGTCTTGTTGCTTCATAGCACTGTACATTGCGTCTAGCTGCTCTCTGGTATAGCCCCGCTTTGCTAAATCATCAACGTCCTGATCCTTCAATAGTAAACGATTCAGGTGTCCGATTAAATGCACATATTCATTATCCGTAAGCCCACTAATGTCTAAAGAAACATTTGATATTGCGGTTATAAAGGGACTTAGGAACCAGACTTTTTTTCGGAAGATTTCTCCGCTTTTTCTCTTATTATTTCAACGCCTTCGAGCTTTTCTCCGGTCATTGGATTTCTAAATTCAGATGGCACGCCGTTAATTAAATCTAAGCATGCAATAAATAATTCGTCTACGTTTTGTATGTTAGTTAAATCGTCAACACACTCATCAGTTAATATTTCGTTTTCAAAAGCAAGTTCATATTCAGATCCATCGGGTAACTTTAATCCTTGTATGTCTTTTACCGCACATTTCAATGCGTGTAGTGAACCTTTCATTGGATTTTCCATTATGTACTCTTGAACCGTAGACTTTTCAGCAAATGTTAGCGGTGACATATGTACTTCTAATTCACCAACTTTAAGTTTTATTCTATCACTCTTTCTATAAACAATCATATTCCCACCTGTTGTTTGGTTAAAAAAAAATGTCGCCGTTTTTATATCGAGGTGACGACACCCTCGGGTGGGGTTAGATGAAGCAAATGTAGATTTCTTCTTCTGTTCCACTCTGTCCACGTCCGGCACTAAAAGAGACTCCCTCTTGAAGTAAACCATCTTGATCCGCTTCTGACAACTCAGTCGTTATGCAGTTCGGAATATATATAGCGACAATTTGCTCAAATTCACCGGATATTCCAGTAGGTACTTTAGCAAAAGCAAACATACTATATTCAGTTGTGTCCGAAAACTTACTGAATTGATCTATGTTATCGTCGGCTTTATATGGGTTAAATGAACCACTTACGGTTCTTTCTGTGGATCGGCCACTTATTCTGCCGTTAGATGAACATGTACTAGTAACGAAACCTGAAGTATTTTCAATAGATACAGTAAGCTCATTAACATCAGTTTGTACACCGTCTTGGAAAACGCATGCTTCTAAGATTATTGGCGGTAGTGATGAATCATATGATGGCGCAAATGGGCTAGGCGTGATGCTTCTATCAAAGTCAAGACCTTCAAATCCAAAGTTCCAGTTAGCCAATTGGCCTGTAGTAAAGTTCTCTAGCGACATGGATGTAATTCTACAACCAGTAGCTTGTTCCAATACCGCACTTTCTACATACTTAGATACCGATAATGAAGGATGTCCACTATCTGCGGTAACGTAAGTTGTAAATGCTGCGATTACAACGTTGTCTGTAAATGCTCCGGCTGCCGGTGTCAANNAATCAATATATAGCTGCACTTGCTGTTTCATCCTTAGCAATCACTGGGGAAACATGGAATGCCCCCGCTTCTTTAACGAGTACGATGTCTCCGATCTCAAAATTAGCAATGTCTGCATCTTCAATTTCTAGTCTACTTGACGTATGACCGGTTTTTGATGTAACTTGCACGCCCTGTCTGCGGCTACCCAAAGCACTTTGCATTAATGCATCGTATTCTGGAGCGGCACCTTCAACACTTGACGCTCTCGTTTCGGTAGGTAATGACCCACTAACTGTTCTTGTTCCAGTAAGCGGTGTTGTTTTACCAATTGAACCCGTAAAGATATTTCTTTCTAGCAACTCTTTAGCTCCGGTAACTTCTGTACCATCAGCTAGAGTTTGTACATAACTGCTTCCACTTGTCGGTGCTTTGTAAACCCCTTCGGTGTCTTCAATTTCTACAGCTATGACAGTGTTCTTTTTAACACTAATTGCCATAATTAAACTCCTTTAAACTGTTAACCTATATAATACGTCGATTTCTGCGGTTAGGACTACCACTTTCTGATCTTCATATATAATTGGTTCTTGTAATGAAAAATTTGTAATATTGAGTACCGTATTAGGGATACCCACGCGAGTTTGCTCTAGATCTATAAACACACTGTGTAATAAATCACTAGCTTCTTTTACGGCTGATTGAAGGGACAGATCATCAACCGAAGACTGTATGTAACCTTTTGAAAGCACTACTTCAAATGATTGCACATATGTTAAGCGTTTGGTTGCGCCCGGACTTTCTTGAGCTACGAGGGAACGAACCCCATAGCCATCCTGACTGCGTTTCCAATCGTTTTTACTAACGTCATAAACATACGGTAATTTCGAGAAGGATGTTACCAACTCAGTTCTAGTTTCCAATGCTTCCGTTATTTCTGTAACAGGATTCATCTACTCCACCGTATTGCTTGTTTTTTCTTTTCGGCTGGCGTTTCATCGTCCTGACCATCGTCATTTAAATCAACATCGACCGTATATAGATTAATTGCTGTATTGAATTTACCTTGGTATATTTCATATTTAGCCCAGAAGTGATCGTCCATACTGTCACTAAGTTCTAGGTATATTTTTGCGAGCGTAAGGAACGTCGCGGCTTGTTTTAGCTGATATACATCATGTAGATCAAATGGCGTAATGTCGTTTACACTAAGGTCTGCGCTGTATTTTAAGTAACCCCGCTGAGACAATCTGTCAACAATTTCATTTCTACTAGCGACTAATTTTCCGATAAGCTCGGTGCTATCGATTAATTTATCTATATGGTAGAACTCTTGTTGTATTGTATTTTTATCAGTGAATACTATGTTTACTCCCTTTAGAACCATTGCGCTGGTGTCAGCATCTACGGATAATCTAACCCATGCTAAATTTTCACCCTCTATTAATGATAGTTCAAAAGTACTTTTATCAAACGTAATAAACCCACTTCTATTCATTCCTTTAGTTTCATCCCGATTTGACGGCGATGTCCAGGCCGTACCATCCCATATTTCTACGGTTATATTACTGCCGTTTATATTAGGCGTATCTAACTCAATGTACATAGCATTAAATGGTTTATAGTAACCGACATATAAATAGTCGAGTGTAGTTAAAGTTAAGTCCTCTGTGTCTCTCAAATAGTCAGCGAGATTGTCGGAGATATCTGTAATAGTTCCCGACTTATCCTTCATAACCGTAAGTGATTCTCTTTTATCTATCATAGTCCAAACACCTTTAATATTCCTGGGATTACGCTTGGTGCATTTGCCGCAGCACCAGCTATAAGTAAGTATGTTAATCGTTTAACTTGAGTTTCAAGGAGATCTGTTCTCTTAATATGGTACTTGAGGTCGCGAGTGTTTTCGTCGGTTGAAGCTTCTATTTTAGTAATCTTTACTAGCATGCTGGTTAGTGTCTCTTGTAGTTTATCCACTCTAGTTTCTCCTCTATATCTTTTGGTGTAAAATAATTTTGGTCACCAAGCTCTACGTCCAGCACCAACTCCAATACCATACCCACTAATTCTGAGCATATAAATGTGCGGTTGTCATCCATGCCAATTGTCTTTATCCCTAGTATATCTCGTAGAAATATACCAAGTAGTGTTATATAACCGTAAGATTTTCCCATGTGTAATATGCAAATCAATCTAGCTAAATCATTATCTACGTCGTTAAATTCATATTCTTTTACGGTTGTGTTGTGTTTATTAAACTCGGATTTATGTACAGAGTTTACACCTTTACCTGTTGCGTGATATATTGTGTCACCTATTTGTATGTATGTATGACTGTAGCTTGTACCTTGCCACCATCGTATGAGCTTAGACACCGGAGCAAACCCGGTATGGTAACTTAGTCCTATTTTCATTATTTAACCTCGTGTAGTATGAAGTTTATGTATATGTCTTTACTCACAGTCGAATGAAATTCAACAACAACTTTCATGTTCTGTATTAAGTCTGCATCATACTGACTGTTTTCTCTGTGTAGTCCCGGCGTTAAATATACGTCGAACCCAAATTGATTTAACACGTAGTTGGGTACTGTACTTATGATCCCGGTATCTGTATCTTTTACTTTGAATTGAACATAGTCGCCTAACTCACCGCCGAGTATTTCAATCCCATTAACTTTACAGTTTGGGTATGGGACATTTAATTCACAACTTGTCATACCGGTTACAACGGTGTATGATTGACCATGCACCCGTTTATATAGTTTTTTTCCGTCTATTGTCTTGTCTTTAAATGCTGGGTTTTTGTTTAGGTTTCTGGTAGCTTTGTGCTTGTATAGAGTATCAAATTCCGAGGACAGATCTTTGTCTAGGTCGCACCATAAAATGATGTTGCCTGTTTGTACATATATTTCATAGTTGTCGATTGTCTCTATGTAAAAGAAGTCCAGTCCACCATCAATATTCAATTTTATATCAGACCATTGTAGTTCTTTTTTCATATTAATCCTTTAATAAATGCACAAAGTATCTATTCATATCACGACTACCACTGTTCGTACTAGCTCGTGCTGTTATTGTTACACTTGAATTAAACTGCACCGGGGAACCTTGGTGTAAATCCTAGAGACTTTCTAGACCTTGACCATTTCAACCAATCAATACCAGGAACCCCATCCCAATCCCAATCATCATTACTTGTCGCATCGTGCAATGTACTGCATGTTATGCTAAAAATTACATTACCATCTATCGTTAATTCAACATTAACATTCTGGTTATTAAAATCCATTATGAAACTGTGTAATTCACCAGACCCATTGTATGTATATATTGTGGATGCTGGCTGCGAGATTTTCGGTAAATCTACTTTTGTTCCAGACCAATCAACTCTGGCCTTAGCCGGGTTCAATAATGGGTAATCAAATCGAGCCGAACTATTAACGCCGCTTATTTTAATTTCTTTTGGGTACAGACCCTTTATTAAATCAATGCCGTCACTTATGCTTAGGTCGTAACTACCATCGTTAACGGTTAGAGTTGAGTCTCCTACTAATGTTACGATGTCACTTGACTCAGCAAACAAAGCATATTCTAACGGTTGTATTGTAAAAGATGACGATGCCTGAACATCTATTCCTACATCCCCAATTGATACGATTGAAGTTGTGTTATTTTTTAATATCTTCATACTGTACCCTTTAGTTGTAATCCAACACTTACATTTTTAGCTGAGCCACTAGTTAACTGGACCGCAAGTTGTTTGTCCTTTGTAACTGGTATATCTATTCCAGTTATTGTATATGATCTACTAGCAACTATGTTTATTGAACCAATCGATGTTAGGTTTATACTGTCGCCTTCGTGTTCGTAAAATGTTAGCGTAAACGTGCTAGCGTTCTCGCTTGCTACATACGCCCCCGTTATTTTAGCATCCGTAAGTAAGACCGTAATACCTGCCTTGTTACTCGGTGCTCCACCTGGAACTAACAACCATGTACCAGTATTAGCGTTGGAAGCTCTACCAAAGTTAAATCCCGGACTAGCGCTTTGTCCCGTAGTTACAGCTAGTTCGCGAATTGCCTCGCCACTAGTTTCACTAACAAGATCCGTACCCGTGTTGTCAAAAGGTACACTGTCTGCTTCAGGTCCAACCATATAACGTCTACTCAAGAGACCTCCGCTATTCTAACGTCCACTGTTCCCGCGCTCGATATTATCCATATGGGTAGCTGTGGCGTAGCTTCTAATATTACGGTTTGTTTTTTGCCTATGAAGAAACCATTGGCTGCAGTAACCCCGGAGCTATAGCCCCAATATATTTTACCATCTTGCGGTTGTATTATAATTATTTTACGCTCATCTTGAGGACTTGCCCCGACCTTAACTTCAACAGCCGTTACATTTGTCACGCTTAGTGATGCGTTGTTTCCTGGGCCATCAGTTATTTGGTACATCATTTTCCTCATGAACCGCAATTACTTCTAACATGTTGTCATCTATTTTAGGTAGTATTACAGTTTGTACATATTGTAGTAGTTTAAAAAATTTAATTATGTCGGATGTATTCATAGTAAATTGAGCCTTAGCCGCTACTATGTTTAAAAACGTAACTAGACTTTCTTTGTCTTCTCTATTAAAAGTGTTTTTCATAACCATCCTTAAAAAATGCCCCCGCCGAAACGGGAGCGGTAAAAATTACGATAATTCTAGGTGACGAATTTCATGTCCAAGCTTAGGTGAAACGTATTCAACGTCTACGGAAGCTCCGGCTCTTAGTTCGATAGTTGATCCTGGTGAAACTGGAAACCCGTTGGCTTCAGTTACTCCACTTTGTCCGATGTACATCTTGCGATTGTCTTTGTTGTAAATCATTAGATATTTACGGTTTGCTAGTGGGGAAGCTACTGCGTTTTGTGCAGTAGATGCCGTAGCTAAAGTCTCTGCGCCAGCCATAATTGCTGTGTTAGCAAGAGCGGCGTCGTTAACGTCAACACTAGATCCACTTACATCTACTTTATCAGTAGCGAAAGCTAGGTCTCTAATATCTAAGTTAGTAGCAGTAACGTCAACAGATGAACCACTAACGTCAACTTTATCTGTTGCAAACGCTAAGTCTCGGATATCCAAGTCTACAGCACTTACAACGGCGTTAATCGAACCATCAGCATTTACAGCCATAAAATCTGTACCGTCACCAATTTTAACACTGTCATCGACATGACTTAGTGATACATCAATTGAGTTAGCTACATGAACATCCAAACTCTGTTTACCACCATTATTGGTATGAGTTAATAGAGTTCCGTCACTGGATCTCAGAAATGCACCTACACTGTCACTATCGGAAATAGTGTTAGCGTCGGTTGTGTCAAAAAATTAGTTGATCTTTCAAATTTTCTCCTTATGAAAAAGCGATTAGTTCTAAAGTATCGTCTTTACTAGTTTGAAAATATATAGTCTGACTTTGAAAAAAGTTCTTATCTTCATATGTATTCCCCGGCCAAATTGTAAAGAATGCCGTGTTTGTCTGGCCAGACGTAAACGCAACTTGGGTTTTCGATTTCCCTCTAGCTCGAATGAGATAGCCCTTGCAGTTTACGGGTAGGGCCTGAGAGTCTTCTATTCCTGCGGTTGTGTTTAAATTAAATATTGTTACGGTTGTGTCAGTGCTACCACCAACTGCCGTGTTAATTGCTTCAAGTATTTCATGCGATCTTATATCTACGACATTCCTGGCCGCATCACCATTCTTGTCTGGAGTAAAACTCCCATCATTATTATCTTTTGCGTTTTTAGAGAAAGGTTTAGCCACGTATTCCCTCCACGCTTATTGGTACATCATACCATACTATCCATGTTCCATCCTTTTGTTCGATGGGTGCATAGAAATGTAGCTTCATACTAAGTTTAACCTGCTTCGTAAGCATTGCTTTACGTAGGTCACTCGGTGTATTAGCTGTAATAAAATTTGGTATAGTAAATTCTTTCATGTATCCCTAAGAAAGTAACCACCCGACCGAAGCCGGGCAGTCTATTGAATTATGCTCCAACCATTTTAACAACGCGTTTTCCGCCATCAAGGATAGTTGCACCGTAACCAACTGAGAAAGAATATTCCCAAGCTTGTAGTGTAACTTTAGATCTTTGACGTTCGAAAGACACATCTTTCTGTGCAGCAAAAGCCATACATGATCTATGATATGCATATGACTCATTGTCCGCAAGTAGGTTTGAAACTACAGCTCTCATACCGTAAACACGACCAATCTCACCGTTAAGTAGAGCTTCACGGGCACCATACTTCTCAGCGGAGATAAAGTTTGCAATGTTTAACATGTTCTTTTCTTGCTCAACTGAAACAAGTAGAACCATTCCACCGTCAAGGTCTGTTACGTTTGCTTTTTTCAAGATAGCGCGAGCTTCGTTGATACCAGCAAGAGTAATAGCCGTAGCCGCACCCGGTATAGCGTTACCATCTAAATCGATAGAAGTAGATGCACCGTTACGCATTTGTGCAATAACATATTCGTCTAAGTCGATAGCCATTTCTTGACCAGCACTTGTAGCCATTTTAGCTTCAAGGTCTACTCGGTTTTGCATGCTTAGTCTGTCTGGAATTCTATATGGTAAGTTTTTCCATTGGTCTAAGTTTAGCGAATCTTGAGCTAGGTCTAAAGTTTTAAACGCAACTTCTGTTGATCCATCTGGGTTTTGAACATCAGGTGCCCCGAATGCACTAGCAAAGTTAGGTACGTCAATTTGTTTAACGCCTTTAGTTGCCTGTGCACTCATGTCTTCAACTGTCGGTCTAACAACCGCTTTACTTAGTAGTTGTTCTTGAACGATGGATAAGATAACTACATCTTCTAATGATCCAACGTTTGCTGTAGTAAATACTGCCATTTTTAATTCTCCTATGAATTATATTTTTTTGCGATGGCTATTCTTTCTTGTACCGATTTGCCTCGCATTTCGTTAATAATTTCCTCTTGAGTCATGCTACTTAGATCTCTATGTTTTTGCGCAGGAATAGACGTTGATGTCTTTTCCTCGGCTTGTGGAATAAGCACGGAATGTTGTTCTCTAAAGCTGTTTGCAACTTCATGTACACTCTCGGTATTAACCGTACCGTCATCATTCAACGTAATAGAGTTGATGTCTGCGTGTGCTAAATATTCATCACGGATGCTACCTAGCTCACTTTTTAATGCGGCCTTTTTTGCCGTATCAATGTAGCGTTTCTCTTTGTTTGAAACATCAGCCATCATAGCGTCTAGTTCCTCTTGTCGTCTCTCAGCAAGCTCTTTCCATTGATTGTTCTCAGCTAATTTCTCATCTTGAATTGCTTTTAACTGCACCTCTAGCTCATTTGCTCTAGCTTCAGCTTCACGCGATTTAGATTTGAATTTATGCATGTCTTTGGAAACGTCCTCATAAGCTTTTTTTGAAACATGACTTTCTTCTTTTGGTTCATTCATTTGAACTTCTTCTTTGTCGATACTATCTGACATTATTTACTCCTACGGTACAACCGTTTAGTTAAGATCTCTTTCAATTGCTTTGGATATGTAGCTAACAATGTCCTGGGCTATTGTCTTGAGATTATTTGTAGAGAGTTGTAGAAAGTTTCGTCCCTTTTCTATGTTCCCTCTTAATTTCTTTTGTTGACCCCTACCTACACCAAGTGTTATAGTAGATCGAGATGTTTTATAGTCTAGACTGTCGACCATTGCTCCGGTCATTGTCTGGTTACTTTTAGTTGGCGTTGTTTCTGGATGTAAATTCGTTGCCTTTCTTTTACGGATTGTGCTTTTTTTCAGTCGCTTAAATTTACCTGTTGGTATTTTGGCTCCAGTTGTTCTCCCAGTTGCTATGCTTGATCTGGCGGCCCTTACACCCTTTACTTCATTCCCCTCTCTAGTTCTTTGTTTTATGTCTTTTACTAATGTCTTCGCCGTAAGTGATAGGTTTTGCGGCCTAGATGCATTTCGTATTCCACTATTTATTGCCGCCATTATTTTCTTCGTTATCACTTAATATCCTGTCTATAGAACCTTGGGCTATCCCTATTAATATCGGATCGGGTAGCGCAATGCTATTTGTTATTTTAGTAACCTCGGAAGGTCTTAACCCTAAGAAGTCTCTCACTTTCCCATGCCTGGGTAATCTATTCCATGCTGCGATATCATTATCTCTGCCAGGTTCAAATCCTATAACCAGTACCCCTGGTGCATGCCGAAGTAGTT